GATACGAATGCTCTTCAATGTCGGAGATCCCGATATCAGACCAGGCCGAGAGCCAGGTCGTTCCAATAGTCGGTGGCTTCAACGAAGCTCACGTTGGGGCGCGTGCCTTTGGCGATGGCATCCTGCGTGATGTCCATGCCACGATCGTCTGCCAGCTTGCATAGGCAAGTCGGTGCGTCGAATTCAAGTTCAGTGCCGGCAGGAATGAGCTCACGAACCGTTGTGGAGAGTGGCACCGTCCAAATATCGCCATCCGTCTCAATCGCCGCCCCTGTCTCGTAAAGCGCGTGATTAAATGAGAACCTGACGCCCGCAAGATCGGCTGCTGCCTTAACGATGCGCAGCTTTATAATGGTTGAGCCAATTGGCGTAAGCGTGTCGGCCACAACAGAAATCGCGCCTTGCTGCCATTCGGATCCATCATCAAATGGCGTGCCGTCGTCGTTCGTCTCTCTGCCCCTTGATTCAAAAGAACCGGAGGCATATGGCGCCGATAGGGACGACGGCACGCGCACTGCGATATAGCCTGACTTGCCGCCGAGGTGCGTGCGGATAGCGTTCCATGCCCGCCACTGATCGCGATGCTTTGACTGCATCACGATGCCATTATAGTCGATCGCCCAAAATCCGCGATCGGTGCGCGTGGCGCGCTCAACGCCGCCTATGGAGCGGCCGCCGGAGCGCGAGAACGGCACCAGGCTTGGGCTTACCTGCGATGGGCGAAGCAGACAGGACGGCCATTCAATGATGTCAGCCATTGCGGTAATCCCTGCCTGCCGTGTTGTTCTGGAATTGGGCCAGCGCCGACGGTGCGGATCGATTGGCGGCGGACACGATGCGCGGGCTTGCCGCTACCACCGTGTCTTGGCTCACGCTCTTGACGTAGGCGCGTAGGCCGCCGTCATCGTCGACCGCAACGCCGACCTGGACGTTGGTGGTGCTCTGCTTGCCGCCAGTCTTCGTGCCACGAGGCAGAACCACTTCGCCGCGCTGCAGGATCGCCGGAACTTCGCCAGGCTGAAGGCCCGCGACGCCGCCGGTGTGATAGCGCTTGGCGCCGGAAAACGTCTTCGGCGAAACCGTGCGGCCGTGGCCGTAACCGTCTGCGCCAGCAACGCCACCGGAGTGGAGAATGCCGGGGATTAGGAAGCCGCCAAGGAGGCCACCAGCCCCGCCGCCGCCGCCAAACAGACCGCCGCCGCCTGCTCCGCCAAAGATTGCGTTCAGGCTGACGTCGATAAGCTTATCAACGACCTTGTCGAGCGCGCCAGAAAGCGCTTCGGCGGCAGACTTGCCGCTGCGTAAATCGCTGATGAAGCCGCCCACGACATCGCGACCGAGGTCACGAAACTCTTCGGCCGACTTCTTCAGCCGCTCTTGCGATACCTTCAGGCCTTCACTCGCAGATGATGCCTTGGCGTAGTTTGTCGACAGGGTGTCGATGCTTGCCGCCAGTTCTGGCGTAACGGTAACGCCAGCCTTCTGCGCCTCAGACAGCAACTCCTGCTGGATCTTGGCCTTCTCGACCGCGAAGCCATAGTCGTTGATAAGCGGATTTAGGCGGGCCTGAGCCGCATACTGCGCATTGAGAACATCGACGCGCTTCTGGATCTCAGCTACATCGCCCTGAAAGATCTGGTCGGGCGTCTTGCGGTTGCCGAGGCCAGCATCGTTCATAGAAATGCCGGTGCCAGAAAGATAGGCCTGAGCCTCTTCCTTGCGCCTGCCAGGATTGGATGTGAGTCCGGCAATGGCCTTCGCCACCTTCTCGGGGCCGCCGCCATCCTGGATGGCCTTCACGACCGCGTCAGGCAATGATCCGTAATTGTACGCAATCGACGTCAGAGCGGCCTGCTGAGCCTCAGAAAGGCTCTTCCAGGTATCTATGCCGATCGCCTTCTGAATGCCGTCCTGGAACTCCATGATGCGGCGCGATAGATCTCGCTGCGCATCATCGAGCGTGACGACGGTATCCTTGGTAACTTCCTCGATCTGGCCGTTTGCGCGCGTTGCGGTGTCGGATCCGAAACCGACGCGAAAATGGTTGGTGTCCCACTTGGCGTTAGTGATGAAGCCCTCAAAGGAGCGGATCATCTTTGCAGCGGCAGACTTACCAACCTCGTCGAGTTGCGACTCGTTAAAGTCGAAGGTGCGAGCCTCTTCGGAATTCAGGAATTTGCCGCCGCCAGAATAAACGGGAGGAATGGTGCCGAGCGGGCTTTTGTTTACCTGGTCCTGAAGCGTTCGATAGTTCTTGGCATACTCCAGAACCTGGTTCGTCGCCTCTGCCATCGCAGGGATGAGATCAGTCCTGATCTTGCTGGCGATAGTCGAGATCGCGCCACCACCCTGAGCGCCGAGGCCAAGCGCCTGCGCAGTGAGAGATGCGAAGGCTGCCTTTGCATCTTCGGCCGTGAGGTGCAGCGTTTTTAGACGCTTGTCTGTATCCTCAAGCGCGGCTTGCAACGGCAGCGATTCATTCGCCGACAAACGCAGCTGCTTCGCCAGTTCCCTGAAGTTATCAGGGATGCCCTTCATGTTCTCAATGCGCTCCATTTCGAGCGAAAACGCCCTGAAATCCGGAACATCCTGTTGAAGAAGCTTTAGAGCATTTTGGAATTCGCGAATCTGGTCGGTTGCCCCGCCGAACGCCTGGACAGCTTTACCTTGCGGGAACTGCGAAACAAGATCCTTGCCGGCCGCCTTGATGGCGTCCTGTAGGCTTCCGAATTCGTCCCTAAGCTTCTGTAACTCGATCTTCTGGACAGCTGCGGAATATGTCTCGACGCTCTTTTTTGCGACGCCCCATGCGGTATCGAACGATTTGATCAGCTCACCATGCGCCTTGAGCAACTTCTCTGCATCTGGCACGTCGGATTTCAATGTCGAGAAATATTGAACCGCCGCGCCGGCGAGGCCGATCAATGCAAAGGAAGCCAGCGATACCGGGTTGACCATCGACGCGAAGGCGCCGCCAAGGGTCTTGACCACGCTGCCAAGGCCGCCACCGGTTGATCCAAGCGCCTGCGCCACCTGGCTACCCTGCTGCATCATCACCTGAAAAGGAGATGCCCCGCCGGAGAGCGATGTCGCAATGTCGTTCAACTGGAACGAAAGGTTCTGCACCGCGGCGCGTTGGGCACCAAGCGATGCTTCAACCTTCTTGCCTGAGCCCACGAAGCTACTTGCCGCGTTGTCGTTGGCCTTCTTGAATTTGTTCTCAATATCTGACGCAGTATCGCCGGCACGCTTGGCGATCGCCGCGAGTTGCTTCTCTGACTGCTTCTGCGTAAATTCAATGGAGACGAGCAGCCGCGCCAGATCTTCAGTGGTTGCCGCCATCTTGGCTCCAATTCATGAGGGGAAATATGGATGCCGCAGCTAGATCGATAGTGATTGCCACGTGTCTGGCGGCGCTTGCCGTCATCGGTTATTTCGCTATTGGCGAATACAACTCAAAATACTCAAGAAGCGCGCAAACAAAGGTGCTTCTTGAGCAAAATCAGGAAACCATGAAGCGACTTGACAGCACCCTTGGTCAATAGCGCCATTGGCGCTAGAAGCCTTCAATACCTAGGCTAGCCAACTCTGCATCGGCCATGGCCGGCGGTGGCGTGTCTTCCGACTGGTTCGCCTTGCGGTAGCCTTCGCTGCAGCACGCAAATTCCCAGAGCGTCATGTCGTCCACGTCGCGCGGAGAGAAGCCGATGACTGCTCCAGCAGCGTAATATGACGACCACTTGGTTTTGCCGTTCGGTAGCGGGTTAGGATCGGTCTTGCCGTCACCTACCCCGCCGTTGGCTCCCCCGGCTCACCGCCTGGCTGGTCGTCCGTCTCCCACATGATGAACCTTCGCAGGATCTCTGCGGCCGGCAAAGCAAGTGAATAGAGACTGGCGACGTCAAGCGCCTTGTCGACGGCCGTCTGCGCATCGCGCTCTGGCAATCCACCGCCGATAAGGCCAAGCCGGATCGGGTTGATTACATCGTCAATCTTCCACTGTTGGCTAAGGAGCCGCATCAGCACCACAGCGCAACCAGCGTCGCTGCGCTGCTCAATGGCGCGCAGCTCGCCGATCCCCAGGCGGAAGGAGTGCTCTCCCCCCGCCCATACGATTTGCTCTGCGCCGCGCATTAAGGCTTCATCGTCCTGGTCGGAATGCCGTCGAACTCGATCGAGAGTTCTGCCGTGACCTTGGTGCCACGCTCGGCCTGGTTGTTGATCGAAACGAGATATGCATTGCCGGTCTCGTATTCGGTATCACCGACGGCAGCGTTCACATGATGGATACGGATGCTCTTGGTCTGGCCAGATTCCCACCAGTCGAGTAGGATCTCATGGCTCTGCGCCGCCCAAACGCCGGATGCCGAGATAGTCGCTTCAGACGACTGCACCGCACGCTCAACAGCGGCCGGGAGTGATTCGTCGTTGCAATCCGGAACTTCGGACGTGGACATGTTGTGCTGACGGTTGATGCCGCGCGACGTCAGGCCGCAAATGCGGGAATAAACGCCGGAGCCGCCGGTAACCTCGACCTCGAGGACCATCTGATGGAAATTCGCGGTGGTAGCGCGCGTCATTGAATTCTCCAATAAAAAGGCCGCTCATTGGCGGCCGGAACGGGCTACGCGCCCACCTTTGGTTTTACTTGCCGCGGTGGCGGCGTTACCTTCGTCGCTCTGCCGCTCGAAACGGCGTGTTCAACGAAGTCGTGCGGAAAGCTTTGAGGTTCTGGCTTAGCCTTGGCGTGGAACCCCAAGCGGCATCCTGGACGACTCCAGTGCACTTCCTTGTGGAATACAGCCCAAGCCATCAATCAGGCTCCTGGATGCTGGCCGTCACACTCACCACGCCGTGTGTCGTGAGGCCGTCGGCATCTGTGAAGACGCGACTAAATTCGATGCGAATCTCAGCCAGTGCATTATCAGTCAGATCAAGCTCCTGCAGATGCAGTGCCTTCGTCACCAAGTGGACGAGCCGCTTTGCCTCAACCTGACCCACAGCCTTACTCCAGATGTCGATCTGGAACGTGTGGATGCCGCTGGTGACGCAATCGGCGCCATCTTCGACCGTGTCTGATGGCCCGAAGCTGATGTATGCCGTCTTGCCATTCAACGGGTCGGCAGGAACGCGGTCGTAAACGCCGCCCGACAATGCAGTCACATCGGTATTCAGTCGCAGTGTGTCATATATGAGCTTCTGCAGCTCCGCCTGCGGTGCTTCCGCCATCACTCACCTGCTGGCGCCGTCGACGGCCCTTGGAACTTCATCGCGGCGCGTGTCTGGCGCTTGATGCGCGCCTGGATACGCTTTCGCAGCGATCTGTAGGATGGAAAGAAGAACGGCTGCGCTCGACCTCCAGGGTGGGCATTGGCCACCCCCTTGAAACTCTTATTGCCGCCGCCAGTCGCGACGTTGTGTGGCGCGGTGCCAAACTCGACCCAGGCCGCGTAATAGGCCTTCTTGCTTCCGGCATAGACGGTGATCCGCAGACCGCGTTCGTTCGGATCGCTTTGCGCGATCACCTTTGCCCCCGCAGGAGCGTTGCCCCATGTCCAGCCGATACTATCGCGAAGATCGCCGCTGTCTTTGGGGACGAGCCGCTTCATCATCTCAACGAGTTCGTCGGCGCCGGTCTCCATGGCCCTGCGTGCCGCGGTCTCAATGCGCCGCGGCAACTGCGCAATCTTCTTATTCAGGTCGCCAATGCCCTGCACCATGTGTCACCGCCCTATGGTTAAGCGACGACACCGCGTTCGCAGAGGAAGTCGATCCATTTGTTGTCGGTGGAGCGCGTCACGTCGTGGATCGCGTATTCGAAACCGGTTCGCGTGTCCGTGATGCGCCAATCTGCCGTTACGCGCCTCGTGGCGGCGCTCGCCCTGACGTGGATGACTTGCGGATGTCTATTCTCAAGGCGGGCGGAAATTACCGCCTCGCCGCCCCGCAAATGCACGAATTCTGCAGCGTCTTGAAACTGCTCGATCCATCCAGCAACGGTGTTTCCGTAGCCGTCATCCTGCTCATTGCGCACCGCAAAGGAGACGCGCTCTTTAAGCGCGCCAGCCGGCATTACGGGCTAGCCACGCCACTGTACTGGAAGTCGATGTTAAGAACCGACGTCGAGGAAGCCAGGCCTACCAGCGTGATGTAGTCGCCGCCGACGTCGTCTGCCAATGGGCATAGCTTGCCAGGGGTATCGGAAAGGTACAGCGCCTGGCCAGCGGTAAGCACAGCGCCAACCGTTACAGGGCCTTCTGTTTGGACAACGATGGGCTGATTGAGCGCGGCACTGTTGAGAGCCATGCCGATGCTGCCCGTCAGCCCGCGGGCCTCAGCCGTTGCTGCATCGCTGTCGGCAAGCTGCCATTTGCCGGTCGTTGTAGTGTCGAGATAGACGATATCCCCGGCCGCGATTGTTGCGCCAGCGATGCCAGTCTTTGTTGGCACGCCTGTGCCTGCCACGACATTGGATGCCGTGATGGTGATGTCTGCCATTGGTGGTCTCCTGCGGCCTAGCCGCGTCTATGATTGCAAAGCAGTGCGTCAAAGGCCGACCAGCCGGGCAGCTCTTTATTCTCGCGCTGCTCATAGGCGTCGGCGATCCAAAGCAGCATCGCGTGTTTGATGGACGGAGGCAGCGCCTCGTATCCCACCACGGCCGTCAGCGTGATGCGCGATCCGTTGCGGGGAATTGGCCACTGCTTGCCGTAGGCTGGTACGATAGATGCCTCAAGGCCGTCGAGCCGCGGTTCGGTATCGCCCGCAACAACGTTCGCATCAGTACCGTCGGTCGCCACATAGGCGATTGACGTTACCGACTGAACCGGTGCGATAGGCAACCGATCAAAATCACAGAACGTGTCGCATTTTACCTCGACGGTCTGTGTGGCAAGAGATGTATTGCAATACTTCTCGACATGATCCCGAGCCGCCGATATCAGCACGTCGAAAAGCGCGTCATCATCATCATGCAAGACAACGCACTGGCGCTTCGCCTCCTCTTTCGAGACAGGCTCACTCGGCGCTTGCGTTACCTTCGGTGGATACCACATTCGCCTTGCCCTTCTTGGTCTTTGCTGGCGCGGGTTCGGCGTCAACCTTTTCGGCAAAACCTGCGTCTACTAGGCGCTCGGCCTCTGCGTCATCGAATTCATGCTCGTCGCCAGGCGACAGGTTGAATTCTGGGCCGGAAAGACCGGCCAGCATAGTTAGTTTCATGGTGTCTCCTGGGCGGCTATTTCCGCTGGGAAATTTAAGTAGCATTCAGATCCCCAGGCGGCGAATGCAGCCTTGTCGTATGCGCGCGCAGCTTCTTCTGGGGTGAGGAAAAGCCCAAGATACTTAGACTTGCCGTTAAGTTTTATCTGGGCCGACCACTTTTGAGCAGCGCCACTGAAGAAGACGCCCTTGAAGCCAGCCTTGTTTGTCTTCTGTGGCGGCGCCATGCGCATCTGAATGGCGCTTTTAGCGCGAGACTCACGCGTCCCTCGAATGCGCCGGACACCGACAGTCCTAACTTCGCGGACAGCTGGATCAAGCCACGTCGCAGCAGTTATTGCAGCGTTGCGCAGCCGTTCCTCTGGGCGCTGGAACCGGCGCGTGCGCAACTCGACCATTTTCGATCGGTGCTCAGCATCATCCCATAGCCCGACAATTCCATCGCCGCCTTCTGTAAGGTTAGTCAACCGATGGCCATGCAACTTAAGCTCAGCAATGGCATCCACTTCCTTGGCCTTAGCATCCCGATGCGACAGACCAGACTGAAGAATTCTCAGTAGAACGTCGGCGCCATCGCGCCTAACGCAATCAATCCACCGAACTTTCTTAGGCCCGCTAGCTTCGCTTCCGTGCCTTACCAAACGTCTTCGTGGATTGTTGGTCAGTCCAACATACCTGATCTCAGCAGGATTGCGGCTGTCAACGAGGGCGTAAATAAACCAAGTGTCGGCACGCTTCGGCGCTGTACGCCTATCATAAAGTTCCATGCAAGGTGTCCAATCTTGCGTCCAGTTGTTGTATTCGGCAGGCGCCTGGACGGACGCTTTTCGGGAGCTACCCTAGCCGAACAACGCATATATAGGCGGCTGGCCGCCTATAATCAATTAAGCCTGGACCAGGTACTTGACGGATGCCGTGTCAAGCAGCTCACCGTCAAAACGGATGAGACCGGCAATCCCCAAATCGGGCCAAAAACGCTCGCGGAGAACGCCGATAACCGGAGAGCCAACCTTGCGGACCCAGTACTTGCCGAGATCGCCAAACAGGATCGACTTGTTGCCGGTCGCGATGCCAGCCATGGCCTGGTTGATGACGTAGCGGTAGCCAAGCAGCGAGCCTGGTACGCCTTCCTTGACGTTGCCCATCTGCCAGAGGTAGTTGCCCTGGCCGTCCTTCAGCTTGCGGATGGCCGCCAGCGTCAGGTCGTTGAACATGAAGCTGACCTTCGGGGAGATTCGGTAGGCCGGGTCAACCGCATGCGACAGGTCGATGATTTCGTCAGCGGCGATCGCAGTAGCGGAAGCGGCGGTCTTGCCGAGCGTGGAAGCCGTAACAATGCCGTTCGGGGCGCTGGTGCCGGTGCCGGTCGTCAGCTGCGCGTTGGCCAGGCGGCCTAGGCGTTCGCCAAGCAGGTCAGCGAGCAGAGCCTCCATATTGAAGATGGAGTCCTGCGCGAGCTGCCAAGAGAACTTCACGAACTTCGTGTTGAAGTCGTAGGCCTCAAGCTGCTTCACGCCGAAGACGGCATCAGCAGAACCGTCGTCGGTCAGCGCGGTGCCTTCCGTGCCCTGGACGCCAGTCTTGCTGGTGTCGTCCGTGGTCGGGATTGGCAGGGCGTTGCCGGAGGACGTGTTGAGCTCGCTAACGATGTTGCCATCGTACATCGGGCCCCATGCTTTCATTGAGCGGACGAGCATGTTCTGCAGTTCGACCGGGACGGTATAGCCACCAGCGGTGTTGGTGCCGCCGGTCTGAATGCGCTGTTCAATGTTTTCGGTGCCTGCACGAAGAACCTTGCGCTCTTCGCCGTCTAGGGCATCAAGCGATGCGCCATTGGCGAGGAACTTGAAGAACACTTCGCGGTATTCCGCCTTTTCGCCTTCGTGGGCGCCGCGGACTTCGGAATCGGAGCCGGTCGGGCGCTTAGCCTTGCGCTCTTCTTCCTGACGAGCAGCGAAGCGGGCCTCTAGCGCGGCCTGGTCTTCTTCGCGCTTGATGTTGCGCTCGACGCGGTCGAACTCACCCATGATGTCATCATGGCGCTTTTCGAGTTCGGCGGAACGCGCGTCATCGGTATTCTTTTTGATTTCGTCCAGGGCGGCGCGTGCTTCCGTGACGAGACGGCCGCGCTTGTCCTGCAGCTCGGTGAGAGTCATACAAGTCTCCAATATGGTGGTTTTTGGTGGGAATGGCAGGACGTCCGTCCGGCCCTCCGGCTGGTGGCCGGGTGACTACGCAGCGTCCTGCCGGATGCCACGAATGGTTTGCTCTTGCCGAGCTTCGCGTTCGGCAATGCGACGTCGAGCTGCAACGGCATTTTCCGCCCTGCGCCGATCGATATCTTCACGATCTTCGCCCTCAGCCCTTGCCGCCTCAAGCGATCGCAGGCCGATGGTGGTGTCTTCGTATGCAGGCCAGGCAACCGCAGAGACCTCAAAGAGTTCCACAGCCTGGATGGTGCGCACCGGAACTTCGCCGGTTTCGTCCCAAGTTTCCTTGGTGACGCGAAAGCCGAAACTCATTCC